CACTGATATCGGGGAAGAGTCGTTTATTCAAGTCCTCAATACTGATACCACTGGTTAAGTGCTGAGTGACCACGTTTTGAACCTTGCGGGTGAACTCGTCACTCTTCTGCCACAATCGCGGCGACCAACGCTGGGCCGCGTCCTCGAAACTGTCTTCGACGTGGTCGTGATAGATTTTCTGTTTCAACGCGTGGATTTTGTTGACTTCGTCTTGGTTGGCCTTCGCATAATTTAGCAGGCCAGTCTTGACCGCCATCGTGTCGTCCACGTCTCGTTTGATACGGCTGGCGATTTCTACTGCTGTCTTGGCAGTAGCGATCACCAACTGAACGCCCAGAATGCTCATAATCAGGTAGTTACGGTTGATTCCTGCTGTCGCCGCGTAGTACTTGATACGGGTCTCAGCATCGCTCGTCAAACTGTTGGTATCAATTGAGTCAATGGCCTGTTTCCACTGAATCATATCCCAGCGATTGACCTGCTGCATGACGTCACTAACCGTCAAACCATTTTCATCGGCATACCGTACATAAAAGGCCGTCAAATTGTCTCTGATGGCTTTTAGTGCCTCTTGGTAGAAGTTATCGAGTTGATGGTTACTCGCCTCGTCCCGCGATAGGAGCAGGCTTATTTGGGCCCTCTCCTGCGCTTGAGTTATCATCGCCATTGCTATCACCTACCTTAGTTTTGTCCTTGTCGGCAAGTGCCTGAGCGGCGATAGCTTGAGCTTCCTGTTGGTTGGCCTTCGACTGGTCCTTCATGCGTGAGTCTTCTTGCTCAGCAGGAACACCAGTCACGTCTTCGGCACGCTCTTGGATGGTCTGATCACTAATCGAACCAGTATCTTTGAGAGCCTTCAAGTTGGCGATAATCTCAGAATCGTTCTTTGGCAAGTTGAGCGTGAATGATGGCTGGAATGCCTCCATCATGTCTTCGCTAGGTAGTTCATTGATATTAGTCCAGTAATTTCCAAGTAGGCGCAGACGCCGCATAAGTCCCTTGATATACAAGGACTCCTGAGTAGCAATCTCTTGGTTGCTGCCCCAAAGCTTATAGCTCATGGCTGCTCCAGTCGCTTGACCAGAGAAGTTCTCATCGGTCATATCAGGGGTATTAGTGTCCTTGTGCATGTCCTTCATCAGCTGGTCGATGTACGTCTGCCAGCCTTGCGGGTCCAGCGACTTAGTCAAATACTCAGCCGTTGAGTTAACGACCGTTGCTGTACCACTAGGATTGTCGATGATTGACGGCTTCAGGAACATGATCTTCTTTTTCGGGTCAATGGTCGTTACCCGAACCAGCGGGTTGCCATCATCATCGTACAGCTGATTACCCTCAATGTCGGTGACGGTCTCCTTCTCTTCAGTCTCAATGTCACCAGATACTACTAAGATAGCATTACCGAAGTCCTCTTCAGAATTGGCCATCCCAGATAGTGCCTTGTCGTAGCTGTCAATGGTATCTAGCTTAGACTCCCAAGCACCCATCCGGTTGTCGTTGAGGCTGTACTCAGTCATAGGAACCTGACCAAACTGGTGGCTCTCTGATGCACTAGCTACTTCGAGTCCCCCGTTAGGATTAGTCGCTGACTTGAAGTGATAAATCGTATCGTCGGTGTACACGTCGATATAAAATACTGACTGATCCATGTAGTCCATCAAGTAGTAGCGCACCGCGAACAGGCTGTGCTGGTCGATAGAGGTGTCATACACTACGAAGGCATTTGCCGGGTCAATAGCCTTAACCGCCGGTGTGTTAGTATCTTCATGGATGTAAGTAAGCTCATAGGCTCGCCCTGTAATTACTAGGCTAGTTCCCATCGCTTTCTCATGATATTCCTCATCAGTTCGGCTGTTGAAGTCCTTAAGAAGGTCAGTGACTACTTGCTCCTCGGCATCATCAACCTTGGAATTGTCATATCCCCACTTGATAGGATTACCGTATTGATAACCCACACGGATATTAGTGATGTAGCGTGGCAATCCGCTGGCAATACGATTGTCAGCCCGGTCTGCTGCCTTCTCACTGTTCCAGTAGTGGATATCATTATCTCCAGAGTAATAGCGTTCAAGCGTGATAATACGCGGTAACTGATACGAGTAATGCTGAGTAATGAAGTATTGTACCAGCTTGCCTACGCTTGCCTGGTTGTCCTTGATGGACTCCCATTCAGAGGAGGGCATTCGATACACCTTGTTGGCATCGAAGCTGAAACGAGTACCGCTCAGCATAGACAGCTTGCCGTGCTTAGGATATGGACTTGGTAGGCTATTAGCAAAAGCCATTTTGTCATTGGTATTTTCCAAACGCTGTCACCTCCTTTAAGCCAGTCCAAAGTTCTGTAGTACTTGTGCCTGCTCGCGACGGTTGTGTGGCTGCTGACGTTCTTGCATGAACTGATAAGTTGCAATCGCATAGCGCATCGCGTCCATCGTATGGTCTGACTCCTTGACCGGTTCACCAGTGGTTTCATTCCACACGTACTGATAGATTTCGTCCAAGAATTGTTGGCCCTTGATTCCTTCTCGCGAGACAAAAAAAGCACCCTGCTTCATCAACTTAGCAACGTGCTCGATCCCTGTCAGGACAGACTTATATCCATAATTGCAATTTATATTTTCTCGCTTAAATCGAGCGACGTGTTCTGGACGGGCCGAGTCAGCGTAGAAGGGGACGTTATATCCGTAGCGCTCCTGAATGCTCTTGGCAATTCTTACCCAATAATCAATTTCCTCATACTGTTTGGTATGCTCCTCGAGTAAGTACCAATTACCATCACGGTCGAACCCCATGACTACGACACTACCAGCATGCTCGTACCCCCAGTCGACCCCACATATAATCGTGAGACGGTCGGGAATATCTTGACTTGGCACAACCATTTTGCGCTCGTCAAAGTCGCGATACACGACACCCTCACCAGATACCCATAGCCCTAGAATCTTGCGGTCATAAAACATACCGCTGGGTGTAGACTCTTTTTGTTGGCGTATAAACTTCTTGTCTAGAAAGGTGTTATCGTCAATCGTGAAGTGATTGCTGACAATCGAAGTACTGTCGTTAGGATTGTCGATATAGTCACGTTTCAGCCAATGTGTTGGAATATCCGGGTTAGTATCACACACCACTCGGGCACCTGGTACTGAACAACGGGAACGGATTTCTTCAAACACTTCTTGGTTGGCCAGTGAAGCTTCGTTGATATATGCCCCAGTCGCTGTCATACCACGTATCGCGCCTAAGCCACTAATCGAACCGGTAAATGTCTGGACGATAGTAACTGCTGGATAACCTGGAAACTTGATCTGAAATGAATTATGGCGGTCAAACTTGAACGTTAGCCCGAACACGTTTGTAAGCTCAGTCAACACGTTGTCAAATATGGATTTACTCGATACTCCTGCCAAAATATACAGTGGCTTGCGAATCTCTTGCTCTTTGGCAATCTTTGCAACGCGCTTAATTTCGTACAAGAAGATAAAATTGTCGATAAAAGTTTTACCTGCTCGAATCGCGCCAAAATTAACCATCAATGACCAATCTTTGTTGTGTAGCGCCTCTTGCCACACTCGTTGCTGTTTTGGAGTAAATATTTGGCCTAAACTCACTAGCCATCATCTCCTAACTTATCGAACAGATTATCGATGGCTTGCATTTGGTCACTGTCAGTTTCGTTAATCATGTCGGCCTTGGCTTTAGCCACTGAAGCCTCAGCCTTAGTCCGTTCCACATTGGCTTTAGTCAATTTAATATCCAAATCGGTCTTCGGATTATCGGCATACTTTTCACGGTAGTTATTTTTCAACCAAAAAATCATTGCCGTAACGTTGCCTGATTTAGCTTTCTTATACAGTTCATTTTCAATAACAAAATTAGCGACTTCTTTTCCGCCTTTTATAGCCTGACGAATCTGTCCATGTTCTGCCTTCCAACGTTCAAACGTGCGGTGAGCAATACCGATTTTGTCAGCAATCTGTTCGTCAGTTAAACCCTGCATCTTCCAGCCGTGAAGAAGCACTAAGTTCTCTGGCTCCAGCCACTTCTTGTATTTTCCTTTTGCCATATCACATTAGTACTCCTCCTTTTTTAATAAATTGTTGAATTTAGATTATCTTTAAAATCAATAAATGATTTTTGAGTAATATTTCTATCGTGTTGTTCTAAATCTAAAATGTTTTTATCAGTTCTACCATTTGAAATAAAACGATAAATATAATCATCTCTAAAAC